TCGCCGAAGAAGCTGGCGCGGCGGACGCGGGCTCCGGCCGACCAGACCACCTCTACGGTGCGGGCCTGCGCGTCGGCCGTGTTCGGCGCAAGCTCCGCCGTCCGGCGCATGGCCGGCAGTTCGATCATCGTGTCCATGGGGTCAGTCCTGTGTGGTGGTGCCGCCAGCCTCAGAAGTCGAGGATTTGGCCGCCGTTGAAGGCGAGTTCCGTCCCAGCCCGGTTCCAATGTCCGCGCCGGTAGACGATCCCGCCGTCATTGGCCTCGATGCCATAGTTCGCCGTGATGCCACCTGCCGCATCCGCGACAGTGTCCTGCAGCCACATCCGCCCGTTATTCGAACACTTGAACGCCGTGCAGGTGCCGTCGGGATCACGGGCGATGACCTCGGCCCCGAGGATGAAGGTCTTCGTGTCCTCGATGCAGTGGATGTCGGTGCCATTCGCCGAAAGGCCGAAGCGCCCGCCGATCACCGCCATGATGACATCGTCATGACTGGTGCAGGCATTGTTGGAGGGTCCGGCCATGGCACCGTTCCGCCAGCCGGTGCAGTTCACGAGAAGTGCATGCATGCCGGACGTGCCGTCCGCGTGGAAGTTCCAACCGTCCTTTGCCCCCGAAGAGGCATCGCAGTCGAAGAAGGCGACAAGCCCGTTCGTGCGCCGGATCTGGACCGCGTCGAGCGGCACGGGTCCGGACGTCGAGGGCGAGGAATACCGGAAGGTGCAGTTCACGCCGACGATGGTGCGGTTTGCCACTGCATCGCAATGCAGCGCCCCGGTGATCCCGCCCTCGATGTCGAAGTTTTCAAGATAGAGATCACTGACATGGGTCAGGAACCGCGCGCCGTGGAAACCCCGGATGACAACCACATCGGTCGTGGTCACGACCTTGCCGAGATTCACGAAGAGCACATCGCCCGTGTCCTTGAACCAGGTGCCGATCGTGGCGCGGCACGCCGCAAGCGAAGCCGCCAGCGTCATCTCCGTATAGAGCCCCTCCGCCGTCAGAACATCCGCCCGCAGGAGGCGCATGACCGAGGTGATCGTGGCCGTGTAGGTGGCGCCCTGATCGAGCGTCCAGGTCTGCGTGCGCAGCCCCGCCCGATAGTTCACCCGGCCATTCCAGCCGAGGATTGCAACGGGCCGCGAAGGTTCGACAGTACCGTTGTTGGTGAAGGCCGAGTTCTCGAAGCTGCCGGGCTTGACGATGACGCGGTACGGCGCGCCGGTCGCGTTCCCGGCGGTGAAGGCGGCATGGATGGTGCGTTTGGCGGCCGAGAAGTCGCCATCCACGCTGCCAAGACCCGAATTGGTGTCGAGCCCCGCCACGCCGTCGACATGGATCGCCGCACCCGTCCAGATGGCGGGATCGACCAGTGCGCGCAGGCTCAGGTTCACCGCATATCCGGCCCCCGACCGGGTCGCCTCGACCGGGGCGCGGGTCCACCCGAGACCCGCAGGCAGACCATAGACGCCACCCGCGATCCCGCCATTGAGGCGCACCCTACCCACCACGTCACCTGCACCCCCGCCCACCGGTTCGATGGCCACACCGATCAGCGTGGTTCCGCCGGAAGATCTCGTAGTGAGGCGGGCCGCATCGTCCCAGAAGATGCGATCCCCCGGCTGCCAGGCCTGGCTTGGCGCTTTGGCCAGATCGAAGACACCTTCGAGGGCCACGTCGACGGGCTCGCCGACTGCCGCCGCAGCACTGGCCACCCCGAAGAAGGCCCCCACACGCAACCCCTGGCCCGGCATTACGGCATAGGGCGCAGTGAGGGTCACTGTCTTGCCGGGGGCGATGAAGGATTTCATGGGCGAGACGTCCTGTCAGGCGTTCTGTGTGGGGGCGGCGTCAGCGTCTTCATCGGGGTCGGTGTCCGGATCGGCGGCAGGCTCATTCGCAGGATCGTTGGTCAGGTCACTGGTCTGGGCGCTGCCGGTTTTCGTGACACGGCGCGGGTCGCTGTCGAGGACGAGGCCGAGGGCATCCAGCTTGGCATTGGTCGCGGCGATTTCCGCCAGAACCGCGTCGGGGTTGCGACCCTGCCGGGCGATCACTTCTGCCAGCGTCATGGTGCCGGACCGGATCGACAGCAGGTTCGCCATCGCGTCCTTCTGCGGATCGACCGCTTCGAACTTCGGCGGCGACCATTCGACCGGCACGTCCGGTGACGGGATCTGCCCCGCCGCCCATGCGGCCTCAGTGAACCAGCGCCAGACCGGCGCGCAGAACATCGGGATGAACAACTGCCATTGTACGGCGTCGATCTGGCGGCGGAATTCGACCAACCCCGCCCGGATCGAGGAATAGTTGACCTGGGACAGGTCCCCGGTCAGCAATTCATAAGGCACCCGGAACCCGGCCGAGATGGTGTGCAGGCTCGCCCGCTTGTATTCGCCATAGCCGCCGGTGGCAGCGGGCTGGTTGAAGCGGATGTCCTTGCCGCCACGGGCATAGGCGATCAGCCCCGGTTCGAACTGTTCAACCCGATTGCCATCAGCATCGACCACCGAGGGCGCGATACCCTGCTGCGCCTCGTCATCGCCGAAGATGATGGCGGTGACGCAGGCCTCGGTCTTCTTCCGGACCAGTTCGGCCACCTCGTAATCGTCGAGATCCCGCAAGGACCGGATCACTGGCGCGCCCCAGGGAACGCCGCGCGCCTGCGTGCGCTGCTTTTCATAGACATGCGCGATCTCGCTCGCGGGGATAGGGCGAGATCCGAGCCCGCCCTGCAGCGCGCCCCAAGGATCGCCCGGATGTGCGGCATGGAGCCAATAGGCCCGGCGCTTGCCGACCGGGTCGAACTCGATCCCCTGCACCAGACGTCCGTCGCCCAAGGCGCCGGATTTGGTGGCGTCGAGGAAGTCGGCCTCCAGCACCTGCAATTGCAGCGGCACGATCAGCCCGTCCGAGGATCTTCGCAAGCGGCGGCGCACCAGCACCTCGCCCGCCTCGACCATCTCGCGGCAGATCAGCGTCTGAAGGCCGTAGAAGTCGAGCTGACCATCGGCATCGCACTCTGCCGTCCAGCGGGCGAACAGCGCGTCGACCTTGCGGTCCAGTTTGTCGTCGCCGCTCGCAGCGCGCGGCATGATGCCCGCGCCGATGATGTTGTTCACCAGCACCGCCAAGGCCTTGGCCGCGTGCGGATTGTTGCGCACCAGATCCCGCATCCGGTCGCGCAGAAGCGCCCCGGCGACGCCGATCTCGGTGTCGGCCGAAGATCCCGGCGCACGCCAGCCGTCCGTGCGACGGCCCTTGGACGCGCCGTCATAGCCGCGCGTCAGGGTCTCGAAGGCCTGACGGGCCAGCACGCGACGCGCCGCCATGCGCGGGGCGACAGAGGCAATGGCATGGTCCATCCAGTTCGCGGGCATCAGCGATCTCCGCGGGAAAAGCCCGCCAACCCGGCGACCGGCAGCGGCCGCGCAGTTCCTGCGATGACGCGTTCAATGGTCCGGATGCGGCCCAGCAGATCCTCGGCCGAGCCATAGTCGACGGACTTGCCGTCATTGCTGACCCGGGTCGTGCCGCTGGCATAGGCCCGTCGCAGCGCCGAGAGCTCGGTTTCCGTCCAGTCCATGCCCTTCGCTCCCGCTCAGTGCGTTCGTTCCCTTGCGACGCTCCACCGGAGCCTCGCATCCGCTGCGCGGACCGGTCCTCACTCACAACCATCCTCCACGCCGTCCGAGCCAGTCGGAGCGGCGCTTGCCCTGCGGGGCCTGTCCCGGCCGGTTGATCTGCCCGGCGGGATCGGTGACGGTGGGGGCGGCCCCGAGTTGATCCTCGAGATCGCGCCATTTCGCCTCAGACCAGCGATCCGCGCCTGCGATCCAGGCGGCGGCGCGGGCATAGACCCGGCAATCCAGCGCCTCGTTGCGTTCGCGCAGTTTCTGCCATTCCAGCCGGGCAAAACCGCGCTTGGTGCGCACCGTCACCAGCTGTTCGGCGACGACCTGCCTCAGCCATTCGCTTTCCACCCATGTCGGCAGGTGGATCGTCCCAGGCGGGAAGGCCGCGCCCTCGGCGCGTTCCTCTTCCGTGGGCCGTTCCAGCCGCAGGAAACGGTAGGTCTCGGCCTTGAAGGTCGACACCGCCACGGTCCAAAGCCGCGCGCCGCGCCGCAGGCGTTTTCCGCCCTCGGTTGCATCCACGAAGGTCGGCCCCGACACTGGGCTCGAACGGTTGAACCCTTCGACGCCTTTCACTGGGGAAACCTGCGCAAAGCCTTGCGCCCGCGACCAGGAATAGACTGCCGGGGCCTCGTAACCGGTGTCGATGGCCAGCCGCGCAATCCGCAGATGCGCGCCACGTTCATGCGGCCAGGACCTGTCCAGCAAGGCCGTCAGTTCCGACCATGCATCGTGCCGGTCGGGCCCGCCCTCGATTACGACGTGATCGACCAGCCAGCTTTCCAAGTTCCGACCCCAGGCCCAGACATCGACCTCGATCCGGTCCTTCTGCACGTCGGTTCCGGCGGTCAGGAACAGCCCGCCCGCTGGCACCGTACCGGATTTCCAGCGCTCACGCCGGTCGTAAAGCCGCTGCCAGTCCGGCGCTTCGCCCGTTTCGACCCATGTCTCGCCAAGGATCGTATTGCGGAACGCCTTGATCGCCTCGTCCGACCCTTGGGCCGCTTCCCATGACCGCACGATCCGCTCCCAACTCAGCCAGCCGATAGGCGAGTAAAGCGCCGAGAGGTGATATCCGACCGTGGTCGGATCGGCGGCCACGGCGGTCGCCCGCCATTCACCAGCCTTCAGCATCGCCGTCTTGTGGTGTTCGCCGATGGGGTGGTCACAGCCCTCGCAGTGGTATTCCGCCGTTTCCGGCTTGCCCTTCTGCCAGCGCAGACGGTCGAACTTCAGCCATTGCATCGCCCCGCAATGCGGGCACGGCACGAAATACCGGCGCTGGTCGCTGGCTTCATATTCGCGCTCGATCCGGCTCAGCCCCCGGATTGTCGGGGTCGAGACCAGGAAGACCTTGCGCCGGTGGGCGAAGGTCAGCGACCGCGCCTCGGCCAGCGTGACCGGATCGCCCTCTTCGTCCGCCGAGGCGGGATAGGCATCGACCTCGTCGAGAAAGATGTAGCGTGCCGGGGTGGACCGCAGCCCCACCGCCGAGTTCGCCCCGGTCATGATCAGGATGCCGCCCGCGAATTCCTTCGACAGCATGGTGTTGCCCGCGTCCCGCGACCGAGCCGGTTTGACCCGCTCCCGAAGGTCCGGGCTTTCGTCGATCAGCGGGTCGATCCGCTGGCGCGAGTTTCGCTTCGCCAGTTCCACTGTCGGTTGGACCGCGAGCATCGGGCCCGGCGCCTGGTGGATGGCAAAACCGATCCAGTTGTTGCCCGCCTCGGTCGCCCCGACCTGTGCCGCCTTCATGAAGACGATCCGCTGCATCACATCGCAGGGCGACAGCCGATCCATGATCTCGCGCATGTAGGGCGTGCGCGCAGTCCGATACCGCCCGGGTTCGGCCGATGCGCGGCCCGACAGCATCCGATGCTTGTCTGCCCATTGCGACACGGTCAGGTCGGGGTCCGGCGTCAGCCCCGCGCCCCAGGTGCGGAGGATTTCCATCGCTCCGTCGAAATCAGTCAGGCTGTCATCGTCACCGGAAGTCAGGCCGGACCTCGGCAAGCTCAATGAGGTGGGCACGGACATGTTTTTCCAAGGCCTTCTGCATCGCGGCCGGTTCCACGCCCAGTTCCGCCGCCATCAGCGCCGACGACCGCGCGGGCCAGTTCACCCATGCGTCCCGAACCTCGCGGGCAAGGCGAAACACCAGCGACAGCGCGCGGGCCCGCTCGATCAACTCCCCCTTCAGCTTTTGCAGCCGGATCCGCCGCTCCTGTGCCTTCAGCACCTCATTGGCGGTTTTCGCCTGCAGGTAGGTCGTGCCACTGCCAACGGCTGGCACCGCCAGACCCTGTTCGCGCAGGGTGTCGCCCACGGCGGCGACGGCAGCTTCGGGGACCGGCCTCAGCTTCGGTTCGGGCGGCTTCCGGGTCTTCGACGGATCATACCAACGGCCCTTTCAACTGACCTGTGTCCAGGCGCGCGAGGTGATTGAGGTGACGGTTTTGGGATCGTTGGCGAAGCGGTTCCATGCGGCACAGCAGGCGTCGACGATGGCGTCGT